CCCCCTTGCGCCCGATTTTGCCGAGATACTCTTTAAAGTCCATCTCGACATCTTAGCCAACCGGCTTAGATTACGCAAGCGCCTGCGCAAACAGCTCAGCCTCAGCTACTCGGCGATCCCGGAGCCCTTCCGTGTCGGGCCAAAGCCGCACCTGCTTGCGAAACAGCTCAGGAATCTCGCTTAACCTGCCTTCAGCCAGTGCGTTGCGGATCTCCAGCATCTCAATGCGCCGCTCGCCCGTGAGTTTTGTGCCGCGGTTAAAAACCAATGAAAGCAAGGCACTTGCTGCATCCGGCGGGATGGATTCGGCGTGCGGGTAGATGCGTAACATTTGGAGGTAAAAGCGAGGAACTGTCTGCTCCTCAAAGACTTGGCACGCCGCATCCCATGGCACAACGATGTCGTGCAGCCCAACGCACGCCTGGTTGGCTGCCTCGCCTGTCACGCCGCAGTAGCGACTCAACCGCTCTAGGTTGCGCGGGAATATATGCGAGCCCCAGTCGCGAGTGACTTGCGCAACGCTATTATAGCCAAGGTCGTAGCCGATACCAATGCTTATGCCGGACGACACCCCAGGCCAATTCGGGCGGGATTCGCGCTTGGTGTAATACGCTTCGGAGGTCGCCTCTTGCGCAATAATAAAATCCAAACCTTTGCGCGAGAGGTTCATTTTTTGTCGCGGATTTCTTGAATCGTCTGAACAATTTTTGCGACCGTATAGACAAGGGAGGCAACCATTACCAGCAGTTTTACAATGTCAGAAAATTCGCTGATGCTGACGACAAAGGCCGCCAAATTTACGAAATTTACCTTCATCATTTCTTCAATGTTACGCTCAAGCATGGCTCAAAAAGGTAAGCGGTAAAGTAGACATTGGCAATGGGTTGCCCGTCATTTTTTACCCCCAGGCTGCATGTGCGACGCGCCAAAATAAAACGAGACTACCATTCCCCAAGACGTTCCAAGGCTGCCTATAAGCATTTGCAAGCCGGAGTTGTCCCATGTCTTAAGGTCTCCAGTCATCAGGCCGATAAGGATTCCAAAAAAACCAACGGTCACAAACGAGGCTAGAACGGCCGGCGTTCGCGAACCGGTTTGCACCTGCATTTCTCGGGCCGACGCTCGATCCGCCTGGGCTAGTTTCTCGGCATCAAGCCCCAGCTCGGCTATGCGCGTTTTAAGCTGAAGGTCGGCAGCTTGGAGCGCAGCCATCTGCTCTGCTGTCAGGTTGCCCGCAGCAAGAGCCTTGGTTACCTTGTCCGGGGTTGCCGAGTCAATTCCGAGGCATTTGCCGACGACCTCGACAGCCATGCCGCCCATGGGGCCGCCCAGTAAATGGCCAATTGTTGGGAGGACAGCGGATATCCAGCTCATTTTTAGAAGTTTTGGACATAAGTCCCATACCAATTTGTTCCGTCGTTCTGAAAAGTAAAAATGTCAGTTTTTGAGAGCGTCGGCGTTAGCGTCGGCGCCGCGCTGTTTTGCCATTTTATTACGGGGTACCCGGAGTTCGACCCCCAAAACTGGGCCTGCGCAGGAATGGGGTCCGGAACCCATGCGTTAGGCGTAGGCTGCGAAATGAAAACTACAAGCGACTGCCCCAGAGATGGGGGCGGGAGAATAACCGTAACGCCTCCGCTAGAGGCAGCAGTAAATACAAATGTGCTGCCGTTTGCAAAATCTAACTGGTAATTGCCAGTGAAGTTTTGGACAGTTACCACGGCTTGTTTGAAGGACGTTGCCTTTGAAACGCCAGTAACTTCGACTGAATTTTTTGTAATTCGCAGGCGTTCCGAAACATCGCTGCCAGCGGCTGCGGTTTGGAATAGAAAACACCCATCATCCGAATCGTTTTGAGCCAGGAATTGAGCGTACCTTGCGGAGGCGCCCCTTCCGGTTTTGGAAAATTCCAAAATGCCAGAGCTGTTTGTTTGAGTCGTAAAATGAACGACATTATTGTTAACCCCGTTAATTGCGAGGATTTTAGAAACGCTCCCATTTGTTGAACTTGGAGCGGCAGTGCCAATCCCAACGTCCCCCGAATTTGTTATAACAGTTGGACTTGCGTCGGGATTAGCTTCATCCTCAACTCGCAAGGCTTCCCCGGTTCCAAGCTGCGTTATCCGCAAGGCAGCGTTAACATTGTCCGTAACGGAAATTGTGCGTTGATCGGAAGCAATACTGATTGATCCTGCTGCGTTAGAAATGGTTACATTATTGCCAGCCGTCAGCGTTGCTCTCGTAAAGCCAGAGCCATTGCCAATGTTAAGTTGGCCAATTGAGGGCGTTGTTGTAAGCCCAGTCCCGCCGTTTGCAACAGCCACAGTTCCAGAGACATTTGCAGCCGTGCCGGTAATGTTAGAGTCAGTAAACGCTACCGCTTTGCGAGAGGCGGCGGCAGTTGTTATGTACATCGTATCCGCATACCACTCAACAGCATGCGGCTGCGGAGCTGTCATTAACCCGATACCCGAAGAAAAAGAAAATGGGTTTCTATTTGCCGCAGTTTGGTTTGAGCGAAAGACCTGCGGACCGGTAAACGTGTTGCTGCTAAGAAGCGCGGGGGTTCCGCGATAATTGATTTGAACCGCAGTAATTGACGTAGTTCCAACTGTAATTTCAGTTGTTCCCAAAGGGCCTATAGCCCCCATGACATACCCGCCTTGGGTAGTGCCAAACCGAGTCATGTACATCGTATTTTTTACAACGCCAACGTACCACGATGGGCGAGTAAAAACAGCCCCTACGCCAACAGCCCCAATGGTTGTGACCTCCCAAAATCCATTTTGAGTTGCTGCGGACTGCGACGTAAACGCGATTATGTCTCCAGCAATTATGGTGTAGCCGTCCGCGCCAGTAAACACTCCTGTGGCGGTGACGGTAAAAACATTTCCAACCATTGTCCCAGCCACGGATGCAATAGTCTGCGCCTCAACCATTCGCATTCCAACGCCAAGATTTGAGATTGCAGCTTGAGCGGTTGCCGCCCCCGTCCCCCCTTGCGTAAGAGCCAGCGGTTGAGCCGTAGTGAGTGCGGCTTGGTAATCAACTCCAGCGACTGCTTTTGTGATTTGCGTTTCGCCAGAAAATTTGGACAAATTCCCCGTAAGCGTTGTCCCCGACGTTGTCACGGTCCCACCCCCAACGATGGCTGCAGTACTGAGCGCCGTCACTCGGCCCTTGCTGTCAACCGTTACAACTGGAACTAATGTCCCGCTGCCCTGCGCCCCGGTTGGAAGCCCAGAAATGGTTGCCAGCTGATCCGTGCGAAGCGTGCCGCTGACAATGTTGCTAGCGTTAGTCGTGTCGCTCGTTGCAGAGGCTGCGAGGCCAGCAATTTTGCTGTTTGCAATCGCGGCAGATGCGTCGACATCAGCGTTAAACAGTAGAGACGCAGGCGATTGCAGCGCGCCACTGATGTTTTTCCATAGCCCCGTGCCACCGACAAGCGGCAGCGACGTGTGAATGTGCGTTGGTGTGCTGTCGCCAAATTGCGCGGTGACGGTGTGATTGTTTCCTGTCGCAAAAGCTTCTAGCGCGATATAGATGCGATCTGTTGCAAGCACCGCAGTCTGAGGCACTAAAACCGAAAGCGAGTACTGCGCCGAGGTGCCGTTAATCACTTGCGAACTAGACGGAGAGCCGAGAGCAGTGAGTGTGCCGCCGCCAGCGAGGCTGTAGATGTAAGCCACTGCGCGGATGCTAGTACCAGCGTTTATGTTTGCGTCTCCAAAACACCAAACGTTTGCGTCCCACAGCCCAGCGGGAATGAGGATAGTTGCGGGATCCTGCGGTGCAGCCTCGCTGACAAAACCAGCGATGAGCGTCCACGCGTCAACAGCCAGCGTTCCGGTTGTAAGTACTGTCTGCCCAGCCTCGCCACTGCGTCCGAGTTGATGCGGCGTCCCGGGGATATTGGCCACCGGCGCATCTGCTGCTGTTGCCTGGTTCAGAAAATAGGTCAACCCGTTGGCGCCACCTCCTCCTCCTGGGTTGTTGCTCGTCGCCGGAGCCCACTGCGCGCCGTCCCAGACAAGCGTTTGGCCGGTTGTAGGCGTCGCGTTAGAGATCGATTTACCTTGGATTTTGCCGACAACCGTAGCCGGGTTGCCAGCGGTCGAGGTCACGTCGCCAGTCAACGCCGCCACCTGCGAGGTCGTCAGCGTGCCGGCAGTCAGCGTTGCCAGGCCTGCGCGTTCGCCGGTCGCCATGGCGCCAATCCCCGCCGGCGTGATTTGCGCGATCTGCGCCGTGGTCAGCGCGGGAATCTGCGCCGTTGTTAACTTACCGCCAGCGTCGAGCGTGGCGACTCCGCTGAGGGCCCCAAGCTGAGACGTGGCAACCGCTCCCACGTCTGCTGCCGACGGCAGTTTATGGACGTGGTCGGCGCGGGAGTAGCTGGTTGACGTGCCTGCTGCTGCTGCGGTCCCGAGGTCCTGCGCGGCAGAGTCACTGCCTGCGTTGAGCATGTCGCCCGTGGGTTTGTTAAGTGCCATAAAAAATTAAAGCGGAGTAATTGACGCACCGTTGTTATTCGCCCAAGTGACTAGTTCGTTAATTTTGCTTTTCATTCCGTCTAGGCTAAATGGCCCAATATTTACAGCCCCGTTATTTGCGGTTATGCCTTCTCCAATTGCAATTCCGCCGGATGCTGCATAAGCGCCTGTTCCAATTGCAATTCCACTATTGCCGTTTCCTGAAAGGGAATTTGTTCCAATCGAAATGTTGTTAGACCCCCCATTCTGCCCGCTATTTGAGTTGCCCCCTATTGCAATGTTAGTTGACTCTGAAAATGAACCGTCTCCCACGCGCACGGCTCCCGTAGCGCTCTCTCCTGATGAGCCAATGGTTCCAAAACTAGTGCGAGTGCTTAGTGGCGCTGGAGCCCACGTCGCATTGGCGTCGTCCCAGACAATCGCCTGCCCGTCCGTTGGTGCTGTCTCAGCCAGCGGCCTGAGTTGCAACGAGACTGCATCTGCGGGCTGCGGTGCCCACCAGTCTGGCGAGGTTGTTGGATCGTTGTTGGCGTTGTCGTTTTGAATGCAAATCCACGTCTCGCGCTGCGAGGTCGCAACCAAATCTCCCTCGGTGTAGGTCGCCGCGGCAGACCATGCGCGGCCCCCTATGTCAGTCCCACCGCCGCCTCCACCAGAGCCAGCGACGACCGCACGCACGACGATTGTGGCGCCAACGGGAGGTGCAGTGGCAAAAATGACGGTCCCACCGCCCGCAGACGAGATTGTCCAGTCGACTGTGGGCCGTTGATCAATCCCCGCAACGCTCACCAGGTAGGCGTTGACGTTGGTCGAGACGTACCCATTGAGCGGCGCAAAAGACGTGCCGCCCGCTGCCGTAAACGTACTGATGGCAGTCCCGCCCAAACTTCCCGCAAACGCTAATTCTTGAACCCCCGTATCGGTTCCAAGATAAAGCTTGGCCGTCGAGCGATTAGCCGCCAACTCCCCGAGGGTCAGCGTTGCAGGTGCGCCAGCCCCGGGGGCCGAGTTGAGTTTGGGAATGATCGGGAATGCCATAATGGAATTAGTAAACTCCGGCAGAAGCCACGGTCGCCACGCCTGAAACGCCGTCCACGTCGATGGATGCCGACGATTTGACGCCGCCCAGGGCAAACGCCGTTGCAATTGGCAGCGAGTACCCGTCGCCATTGGCGGACAGGACGCCAGCCCCGTCAATTGTCAGCCCCGTTCCGACTTTGATCGCGCCAAACTCTGAGGTCGTGGCGGCAATGAGTTGCGATGTCGAGAGTTTGCCTGCGCCAGTTAACTGCGGGACGCCAGACGCCACTGCTGCGGTCGTCAGCGCGGATGTTGCCACTGCGCCCACGTTGGCGGCGGTCAGGCTCACATCCCCGTTGATTGGGAGCTGCGAGTTCACGCTGATAACCTCAGAGGTTGCGCCGTGTAAAAGATCCCAGGCAACACCGTTGTAGGCCATCATATCCCCCGCCAATATCTTCGCGTGGCCGTCTACGGGAGCGATGGTTGCGTTGGCCGAGGCGATGTAGTAGTCGCCTTTTGTGCCAGTACCGCTTGCAAGGACTGGGTTTGTGTTGGGCACCCAAGCGCCCTTGTAAACCAAAGCGCCGGTAACAATTGGAGGTAACTGCGCCGTGCTGATTTTGCCATCCGCGCCGAGTTGGGGTACCAAGTTTGCCAGAGCGCTGGTCGTCAAGCAGGCAAGCTGCGTTGTGGTTAGCGCGGCGATCTGCTCGGTTGAAAGGTACCCAACGCCGTCAAGCACAGGCACTTTGCCTGCCTCTTTAAGCGTCGTGAGTTGCGACGTGGCGACTTTGTCCTGGCCGATCTCAAAAACGCCAGCGTTGCCCTTGAGGTAAACTTTATTGGTCTGCGTATTGACCGCAAGCTCGGCAAGTTCTAAAACGCCAGAGGTTGGCGCCAACTCACTTGTCGCAATAATGTTGCGCTTGGGAATGATCGGATTGCTCATAAAAAATTAGTAGGTGCCGGCGTCAAAAGTTGTTGGAGCCCAGCGGATTCCGTTGTATTGCAAAAACTGAGTGCCGGTAGGGGCGACTTCCGAAACCGGAATAGTCTGAATTCCAATAACGGTTGCCACCGCCCCAAACTCGCCAGCGGTCAATTCAACGTCGCCACTGAGCGAAGTTAGATCCCCCGGCGCCCCCTGAGGCCCTTGCGGCCCCTGCGGCCCAGTTGGCCCAGGGATGCCTGTCAGCAGTTCGATGGCAACAATGCCGCATTCGGTTGCGCAGCTCATAAAATGGTTATTCGGGAGGAAACGGCCTGGAATTGAAATCCGTCAGAAATGCGCGAAACTAAAAGCGACAAGGTTGCCCGCTGCGGTGCCAGCGCGGCAGTAGCAGCGTGCCCAATGCGGATGCACCCATCAACACCCTCAGCGGCCACTGTAGGGGCGGCAATGGAGGCGCCGCCTGTAGCGCGCAGGACGGC